TAAATGCCAAGTTGGAAAAAACTTATAGTTAGTGGTAGTGATGCCGCAATACCAAGTGTATCAAACACAGGAGATTTCACAATCGATGCTGGTGGAGATATCATTCTCGACGCAGACGGAACAGACATTCTATTAAAAGATGATGGAACTGAGTTCGGTAGATTTAAAATAGCTTCGTCTGACTTCGTAATCAAATCAGCAATAAATAACAAAGATATATTATTCAAGGGTGTTGACGCATCATCAACCATAACTGCATTACAATTAGATATGTCAGAAGCAGGAAATGCACAATTCCTATCAAACATATCAGGTTCTCAAATAGAAGCAAGTGGAGATGTTATCGCATTCGGTTCATCTGATAGAAATTTAAAAGATAATATTGAACCAATTGAAAATCCATTAGAAAAAATGGACAAGATTGGTGGTTATACATTTGATTGGAATGATAAACAAGACACATACAAAGGACACGATATTGGTGTAGTAGCACAAGAAATACAAGAAGTCTTGCCAGAGATTGTAGCAACTCGTGCTAATGGATACTTAGGTGTTAAGTATGAAAAGATTGTTCCATTACTAATAGAAAGTATTAAAGAAAATACAAAGAAAATTAAAGAATTAGAAGAAGAAATCAATCAAATTAATAAAAATTGTGATTGTTTGAACAAGTAAGCTTATATTTATATATAAGTAAAAAAGGAGTTATAATGGCAAAAAAATCAAAACAAATTAAATTTACAAAAGAAGAACTTAGTGGAATTAGAGAAGTTCGTAATAGTTTCAACAACATTACGACAAATTTCGGTAATCTTGAAGTTCAAAGAATACAGAATGAACAAAGATTATCTGCTATTGAGCAACAAAAAGTCATAGCAGAAAACGAATATAATCAAGTAATTCAACAGGAAGCAGAACTTCTTAACAATTTAAATGAAAAATATGGTCAAGGTTCATTGGATTTAGAGAAAGGTGTATTTACACCAATTGAAGAAAAAAAATAATGTCCAAAACCACATTTTGAGTTTTTAAATTGATATTTATACTTACGATATAACCTAATTAGGAGAAACATAATGGCTGAAAGAATAGTCAGTCCAGGTGTATTTACCAGAGAAAAAGATTTATCTTTCTTACCAGAAGCTATTGGTGAAATAGGAGCAGCATTAATCGGACCAACAGAAATGGGTCCAGCTTTTGTTCCAACAACCATCAGAAACTTCGGTGAGTTTGAAACACTTTTCGGTAAAGAAACCGGAGACTTTTATGTTCCGTTCACTGCGAAGCAATATCTTCGTAATGCAGGAGCATTAACAATAGTCCGTGTTTTAGGATTGGGCGGATATACAAATGATACCTTCGTGCTTATCGCTAGTGGTTCAACATACGGAGTAAGAGCGTTAGCTACATTAAAACCTTCAAGAGGCGCAGGAGCTTCACCATTTATTGGTGGACCAACAAGTGGCTCAATCAATAGTAGTGCTAATTCAGCAAGTGCATTTACACTTGAATTAGATACTAATAATGATGCGGCAAAGGAAAGTTTTAGTTTATCTTTCTCTACGGCTTCAGCTAACTACATTACAAATGTATTTAGTGAAAACCCACAAGACAATAGTAAACCGGTATATGTATATTCCAACTTCCAAAATACACAAAATCAAGTTGCAGGAGATGATGTCATCACATTCGCGAGTGGTGCAAATGAAAACTTTTCATTTGATTACAAACCAGCATCAACACCAGCAATTCAATCACAATTAGTAAACGGAGCAAGAACAGACTTATTTAAAGTCAAAACATTATCACACGGAAGTAATATGAACTCTAAATTTAGAGTTGGTATTTCTGATGTTAAGAGAGCAGCAGATGTTGCGGGTAGTGATTTTGGTTCTTTCTCATTACAAGTGATTACAAACAACCCAGGTCAAAATGACGACGGGACAGTTTTAGAGAACTTCTCAAACATAAGTTTTGATGAAAATTCTACAAACTACTTACCAAGAGTAATTGGTGATAAATTTATCACTATTGACTCAGCAGGTAAATTAACATCAAATGGTGATTACCCAAACAACTCTAAATACATTAGAGTATCAGATATAAGTAATCTACCAAATACTTCAAAAGAATTAGTGCCTATGGGATTTGATAAGTTATCATTACCGCATGTTCTGGTACTCGGAACACCAAGTGGTAGTGCTCACGCAGCAGCATTCCCAACTGCTTCTTTTGTAACAGGACAAACTAACAATCGTGGTTCATTTGACCAAAATGCTTATTACGGACTTGATTTTTCAAACAAAGATAGTCAGGCATACTTGAAACCACTTCCAACATCAGTCGGAACAGGAAACAATGTAACAATGAGTTTAGAAAATCAATTAGGTAATGCAGACGCATCAGTATTAGGTGACACATTTGCAAACGCATCTACATTGATTTCTTTAACTAATTCAGCAATTGGACAAAGAAAATTTGTAATTCCTTTCCAAGACGGATTTGATGGTTCAAATCCAGCAACAGATATTAAATCTGGAACAGACATTGTTGGAGACAACACACAAGGATTTGACTTAAGTTCAGCTTCAGCAACGGGTTCGTTGGCATTTAAAAGAGCTATTAACGCAATCTCAAATCCAGATGAATACGATATTAACTTGTTAGCACTTCCAGGTGTTATTCACTCAATTCACTCATCAGTAACAAATCACGCAATTGATAAGATTGAATCAAGAGCAGACGCTTTCTTTATTATGGACGGCTCTCATTATTCAGCTTCTATTCAAACTGCGATAAATGATGTTCAAACCTTAGATAGTAATTATGTAGCAACATATTACCCTTGGGTTAAAGTGATTGACGAAGTGAAAAACAAACCTACTTGGGTTCCACCTTCAGTAGTTCTACCAGGTGTATATGCACAAAATGATAGAATTGGACAAGAGTGGTTCGCACCAGCAGGTTTAAATCGTGGTGGCTTATCAGAAGTAACAGAAGCTAAAACAAGACTAACCAACTTAGAAAGAGATGATTTATACGAAAATCGTATTAATCCTATCGCAACTTTCCCAGGTCAAGGTGTAGTCGTGTTTGGTCAGAAAACACTTCAAGGTAAACCAAGTGCATTAGATAGAGTTAATGTTAGAAGATTGTTAATTAATTTGAGAAAATTCATAGCAAGTTCTTCAAGATTCTTAGTGTTTGAACAAAATACAGCAGCTTTAAGAAACAGATTCTTAAATATTGTAAATCCATATATGGAACAAGTTCAAGCAAATGCAGGACTATCAGCGTTTAGGATTGTAATGGATGATTCAAACAACACACCAGATGTTGTAGATAGAAACCAATTAGTTGGTCAAATCTTTATCCAACCAACCAGAACAGCTGAGTTCATTGTCTTAGATTTTGTAGTTCAACCAACAGGCGCAGCCTTTGATGACTAAACTATAAGTCAATAAAAGATAAGAAAAACCCCCAAGAAATTGGGGGTTTTTTGTTATGATATGGGAAATAAATCTGCAGATGATTTACACCAAATCACCAAAGGTTGTTTCTAATATCGTGAAACACTACATAACCCAATTCGGTTCCAAATTATCGTAGTCACCGAAAACCCACGAATTTAATTACTTAGGATAAATAGCAAATGTATCAGCATATTCTGCCAAAGTATTGTGTTGATTTCTCACAAAACCATATTGTGGTTTGCTACCACCACGATACTTAATTCTAAAATTACCAGTCATCATCATAGTCCTAATAGTAGGATTATATCTCACTCTCATAGGAATACCCTTATATAAAGCTTGTTCAAAGTAAGGAGCTTCATAATCTTCCAACCTAACAGCTGGTTGATTAGTATTAGCTTCATACAATTCCATAGGATTATGAGCATATCTATAATGAGTAATGGTATGAGTTCCATTTTCTACATACTCACCAGCGTCATTGTAATACCCATAATGGTTTGGTATTTCTCTCGTTACCAAAGTATCTTGGTAATCTCTCATATAAATACCTTCGGTATCAGTCGTTATCGTTTCATTTTGTTGTTCATCAAGAAATCTTTCATTTTCAATCATTTGTTTAACAGTCATTTCGTTTTCCTTTATCATTATCATAACACTATAATATACAAATACTATATGTAAAAGTCAAGCTTTATTTTAATTAATTTAAAACTTTATCTAATTTATTAACTTTATTAATTATGTTATTTATATCTCTAATGGTCTTATCATCTAAATTATCATGCCCAGTTAGAATTACAAACAACATATTAACTATTTGTTTTGGTATATTTGTTTTTCCTATCATACCATAATATAGTTATTCCTAATGACAATGTCAAGCTTTTTATTATAAAACTTCAATAAAACTTCTAAAACTATATCATATTTACCATACACTTTTTTTAGTTTTGTTATATTTATTACTGAGTTAAATTATAGGAGAAATAAAGTGGCATTTTTAGACCCAAACGAAATATTTTTTACACCATTTGAACCTAAGATGAAAAATAGGTTTATTATGGAAATAGACGGAATTCCAGCATACCTTATCAAAACAATGGCAAGACCACAGGTATCATTTGAAGCAGTGACTCTTGACCATATCAACACAAAAAGATATGTAAAAGGAAAAGCAACTTGGTCAACATTAGAAATTACTCTATATGACCCAATCGTTCCATCAGGAGCACAAGCGGTCAATGAGTGGGTAAGACTTCATCACGAAGCAGCAACCGGTGTAGACGGATACTCATCTGAATACAAGAAAGATATTACTTTCAATGTATTGAGTCCTAATGGAGAAAGAGTAGAACAATGGGTTCTAAAAGGTGCATTTATTACAACAGCAAATTGGAACGGATTAGATTACGCTTCCAATGAAGTAGTCGATATCAACTTAACAATGCAATACGACTACGCAATATTAGAGTTTTAGGAGAAAAATTATGTGGGCAATATTTAAAGACAATAATGAATACAACGAGAAATCAATAATTGGTTTCGGAGCGTTTACGATAATGGTTTTGTTTGCGATGGCAGATGTTGTAACTGGACTTATGGGTAAAGATTTAGTTATCAATGATGTAGTATACAATTCATTCTTATTCACTACATTAGGTAGTTTCGGTATCGCAGGTGCAGAAAAAGTTTTAAAAAAATAATAAGTTATTAATTCTTAATTAATCAAGGAGTAAAAAAATGGCTGAAAGTCAGTATGGTTTTCCTACTGAAGTTCTATCTTTACCATCAAACGGATTACTATATCCGGAAGATAGTCCTTTGCGTAGTGGAACAATAGAGGTCAAATATATGACCGCAAAAGAGGAAGACATTTTAACATCAAATAATTTAATTGAACAAGGAGTAGTGATTACTAAATTATTAGAATCAGTAATTGCAGATTCAAAAGTTAAATTAGATGATATATTAATCGGTGATAAAAACGCATTAATGGTTGGGACAAGAATATTAGGTTATGGTGCAAACTATGAAATAATGTTAACAGACCCAGATACAAATGAAAGAGTAGAATACACCGTAGATTTGTCTAAACTAAATAATAAAACAATAGATGAGAAAAAGTATAAAAACGGAAATCTTTTTTCACTTGAATTACCAAATTCCAAAAGAGTTGTAGAGTTCAAACTACTAACTCACGGAGATGATAAAAAAATAGATGAAATTTTAAAAGATTACGAAAAGGTCGAAAAGCTCACGGGAGTATCCCAAGAACTTACCACAAGACTAAAATACCAAATTCAATCAATAGACGGGAATACAGAACAAAAAACTATCGACAACTTTGTTGACAATGAGTTTTTAGCACTTGACACCAGAGCATTCAGAAAGTATGTTGCGAGTGTTACACCAGACATTGAATTAAAATTTGAATATACAAGTCAAACGGGTAATAATCACATTCTTGATATTCCTTTAGGTCTGGACTTTTTTTGGCCAGCCGCCGAGTAATAGGGCGGCTATTCACGAAGAAATCTTCAACATTGCCTATTATGGAAATGGGTTCAATCACAACGAACTCTACAATATGCCAGTTCCTTTAAGAGGGTTCTATGCTCAAAAATTAATTGATGCTAAAAAGAAAGAAGCAGATGAAATCAAAAAAGTATCTCAACAAAATGATTCACAAATTGCAAGACCAACCTTTCAAAAATCTTAAAACTTGATATTTATTAATAGGAAAAAACTATGAACAGAAAATTCGTAACAGAAAACAAAAGAGTATTAAGAGAATTTTTTATCGATATGCTAAAAAGTCTTGTATCAAAAAGAGCGATTAGTAATTTGGATAAGATAATTGACGCTGACCCTGAACTAAAAAAAGAAAAAGACGCTATTGTTCGTATGAGTAATAGTTTGAGAAAGAAAGTTCAGAAAGCTAAAAAAGATGACCCTGCTCAATATAAAAGGTTCCTAAAAAACCCGCTACTTAAAAAATACGCTTAAACAAACCAAAAGGTTATACACGATTAAATAAAAAACACTATGGCCGAACAAGTAAAAAATACAAAACGACGATTAGACTTAGAAACTAAGATTACCCTTGAAAAACAGAATCAGGCGAATCTTGACAACCAGGCAAAACTTGCCGCAGATGTTAAACTTGAAAAAGGAACAACACTCAAAGACATAGTAGAATCTCGTAGAAAGACAGAAGACAAACTCGGTAAAGACCAAAAAGACCAAGTTAAATTTTTAGAAAAACAAGTAAAGGAAATCGAAAAAGCCAAAGAACGTGGGGAAAAAATAGACGGACGAGTTCTTAGAGGATTAATAAGACAAAGAGACCAAAAGCAAAAAGATTTAAAAGCCAGTAATCAAGCAGTAGGACTTGCAAGAAGAAGAACTGGTCTTTTAGAAAAAACCACACCAATTATTGAAAACCAAGCTTCAGGTATGAAAGATATGGCAGACAACTTGGAAGGTTTTGTAAAAAAACTACCAGGTGGTCAATTCTTATCAGACGCTTTAGGAATTACTGGTTTAGGTGATACATTAGAAAAAGAAGTCACAGAAGCAATGGCTAATCATATATTAAAAACTGGTAATTCTACAAATATGTTAAATGTAGGTTTCAGTAAAGCAAAAGAAATTATGGGTGGTGTAGCTAAAAATGCTGCACGATTAGGTAAAACACTAATGAGAATAATGATAGCTAATCCTATCTTAGCACTTGTAGCAGCAGCAGTTGCATTATTCACAATTATTAAAAATGTAAGAAGTATGCAAAGAAAATTTGCAAACGAAGTTGGAATTTCAAGAGACCAAGTAGGAGCATTAGCTATCAAAACTAAAGCGGTAGCTGCAGGATTTAATGCAATTGGACTTGACGGAGGTAAAATACAAGGAACTTTAAAAGAAATCGTTAGTGAATTTGGTTCATTGGAAAATATGACCGTAACAAATGCAGCTAACATTGAACGATTTGCACAAAACGCAGGTGTGTCCAGTAGTGAAGTTGTTAAACTGAATAAATTATTTATGGATTTAGAAGGTTTGTCATTTGACGCAGCGACTAATGTTTCTAAGGCAGCAGTAGATTTAGCAAAAGCAGCTGGAGTATCAACTGCGAAAGTAATCGGTGATATGTCAAGTGCAGCATCAAAATTTGCAGAGTTTTCAACCACGGGTGCACAAGGTATGGCAAAAGCAGCCGTTGAGGCAGCAAAAGTTGGAGCAAGTTTAACCGGTATATTAAGTTCGGTAGATAGTTTAATAAGCTTTGAAGATAGTATTACAAAACAATTTGAAGCACAAGTCTTAACTGGTAGACAAATCAATACTGAAAAAGCAAGACAATTAGCACTTGACGGGGATATTGCAGGA